TCGCTGCCTCCGCCTCCTTCGCTTTTGACCTTCTTCACCACGGTGACCGTAACGGTCTTACTCTTGATGGAGGCTAGCAAAGCCTTGATGGCTTTCAGTTCAGTATTGGCTTCTTTTGTGTCCGCCGTGACGGTGGCCTCCATCTTCATACTCGCGGCGCTATCCTTCAACATCTGTAACGCCCGCTCCGCCTTCGTTGGATCAGCCTCAGCGTTTAATGTGATTGTTTTCCATTCACCGTCAATCAATCTCTTAATTTCGGCACGGGCGGGCTCTGCATCCGCCTTTACAGTGATTTCCTTGGGATCCTTCACCATCGCCTCGATGTCGGTCTTGATGGCCTCAAGCCCCTCGGCGGATATCTGGATCTTGGCTTCCTTGGCCTGTTTGATGAGATCGATGATTTCTTTTATTTGATCCGCTGCGGATTGCGCCTTGGTCTTGAGCTCTTCAAAAGACGCCTTTTCGGCATCCGCAAGCTGACCCATGACGCCAATCGCTTCCTTGACACCCGCCTGAGCAATCTCGGTGGTTTGCTTGATGGTCCGGGTAACCGTCTCCTGCCCTTGGGCATTCTTTTTCGTAACTTCTTCGGCGAGACTGGCGGCGAGCTGCTTGGAGTCCTCGATCAATTTTTTTGCGCCCTCGAAATCCTTTTGACGGATTGCCTCTTTTGCCTTTACCAGTTTTTCTTCGGACTCTTTCCTCCGATCATTCCACTGCTGCTCATCCGTCATGGTTTTACGACCCAGCTCCCGGATGAGATCCTCGCCTTCTTTTCGATATTGACGGATTTCGTTTTCTACGCGCTCGATTTCTTTCGCATACTTCTTCGCTTCCGACACCGCTTTTTCATACGCCGTTTTGGCCGCCTTCCCGAATTCATTCAGGGCCTTGGCGGAGGCCCGCACCGCAGTGGTCGTCCCTTTTACCGCCCCCTGTTTCGCCGCCTCCCCGGCTTTCCACTTTCCGGTCTCCTGGTCATAGACCACGATCCCTTCCCGCTGGAGCTTCAAAAGCTCACCACGGGTCTTGATATTCATTCCCAAATCCGCATTCGCCTGCTTGACCATCTCGGACTGTTTCGCCTGGGATGCCGCCATGAGGTCCGCCGCCTCTTTTTGCTTTGTCGCCGCCTCGGATGCGACCTGCCGCCATTCGCGGATGATGGCAATAAGTCGCACAATATTGACGATACCCTCCGCAGCCGCAAAAGCGATGAATCCCTTGAAAGCCGTTGCCAAAAGGGTCGTCGAAGTCGAAAGTGCCGCAATGGCGACCCGAAGCTCGGAAATCCATGCGGCAATCGACATGCCGGTGAGAAAAGCAAAAGCGACATTCAACCCCTGGACAACCGTCACCAGCTTCTGAATCACCACCACCGCCGCTACGGTTCCCGCAAAGGCCCGCAGCAGTTCTTTGTATTTAAGGGTCCATTCGATGATTTTGGCGACAATGCTGATGATGCTGCCGACCAGCATGGCGATTTCGGTTTGGTTTTTCCGCAGGGTTTCTGCTAGAGCGGACATGGTTTCCGATAACGATTTGTTTCCGGTAACGGCTTTCTCGATGGTGGCTTTCATCATGTCGATGGCGCCGTTGAAGGTCTTGGCGTATTCCGCCGCCCGTCCCATCTTTGATGCCGTCTGCTCCACAACTATTTTTAACCTTATCTGGGCCTTTTCGACATCGGTCAAATCCTCCCATGCCTGTTTGGTGACCTTGTTCGCCTCGTACCAGGCCTTCACATAGGTATCGTTTAAGGTCAGCCCCAGGTATTCGGCGGACTCCGCCTCGCCCCGCAGCGCCGCCGTCACTCTTTCCACCGCCTGGGTGACATCCATCTTCCCCGCCGCCAGTTCCCCGGAGATCCGAACCACTTCCTTCATCTGGTCGGCGGACAGCCCCAGACGCTTGGTCATGTCGATGGTGCGGGCCACGGCGTTTTTCAGGCTGGATTCGGAATAGACCATCAGGTTCTTTGAAAGCTCGGAGATCGCATCGTTCCAGTAAGTCAGATCCCCGGTGTCGGAGAATTCCCGGGAGGCCGCCTCCACGGAATCCCGCAGGGTGAAAAACGCGGTCTCCGCTTCCCTTGCCACCCCAGAGATCATTCGAAGCCCCTGGATTCCGGCAAAGCCCGCCACAAGGCCTTTAAGGGAGGACATCAAAGAAGAAGATGCCTTTTCGGTTCCCCGGATGGCTTCCGAAAAAATCTTCCCGGCGGTTGCGGCCTTCTGCATTCCCGCCGTGATATTGGATATGGTGGATTTGATGCCCTTATCCACCGCCGAAATCAGAATCTTGATGTCCGTATTCATATTCAGATATTAGTTTCTGCCTTCTGACTTCTGGCTTCTGACTTCTGATTCATTCCATCGCCTTCAGGATCTGTTTCCAGGCTTTTTCATCCGCGTGCATGGCGGCACGCACGGCAAACATCAGGTTTTTAATTTCTTCCGATTCCAGCCGATATGACTCGGCCGAAACCGTCACGTAAAACCCATATCCGTATTCCGCTACGCCGGTGTGGCCTTTTTCGATGAGTCGGCAAAGGACTCGATCCAGGAAGTCCGGATCTGTTTGGCGATCATCTCTCCGATCCCCGCCTTTGCCGTCCATCCGAAAAAAACAGCGTTGACCTCGTGAAACGCCTCCCAGATCTGCTGGATCTCGGAGGGCGCCAGGTCCGGGAATTTACCCGGAGGCAGGTCGCAGACCACCGGCAGAAAATCGCCCAGGTTTTCAAGGGAAAGATTTTCACCGGATGCCCGGTCCATGAGCCCCCGGATGTCCTTCACCCGGAGCTCATAGACCGTGATTTCCATGTCGTCCATCTTGATCCGCTTGGTTTTACGCATAGATCCCCTCCTACATCATCTCGACTTTGTAATGCTCCTGCCCGGTGACCTGGGTGGTATCCGCCAGGACCGTCGCCGTCACCTGAAGGATCTGGGCGCCTTCGCCGATAAGGGGGAAATCCCCGTTGAGGTTGAGTTTCACCTTGTGGAATGTGTACCGCTGTCGGGGTCCGATGTCGTCCTTGTCCGTCACAAAGACCAGTTTCTTTTCAACCGACCCCGCGCTCATGGCCCATATATACTTTCTGTCCACTGCTTCGTAATCGTAGGACACCTTGTCCGTATCCAGGAGCGACGCGGAGTCCTTGCGAACATAGCCGTAGTCCGGATCCACGGTATAATCCGTCCCGTTGACCCGAAGCGCCGTGCCTGCGGTGTCCGTGATGCAGACATCTTCCAGCTCCTCGATGCCGGACACCGTGATGTAAATCGTGCCCGGCGTCTGCTCCACGTCTTCGCCCACCACAAAGGTCCCGGAAACGTTGCACAGGATGATGTACCCGGCGGCGATAAAACAGATCTTACCGGTGGCCGCCGATACGTCGCCGGTGACCGTGCTCCCCAGGGTAAATGTCCCGGTGATGGTCCCGGTGATCTTGGTGATAAAAACATTGAGATACCCCAGATCCAGGAAATGCTCCAGAGTCCACGCCTTGGTGGTCTGGTAGATGTATCCCGCGCTCTGGTTGAGGGTGTTGATGTTGCCTCCCAGCAGAGCCATTTTGAGGTTTTCCTCGGACATCTCCCGTATTCCGAAGGCAAGAGATGCCACACGTTCCGTCTCGGTTTCCACGATGACGGCCCGTGACGCATACTGGGTGGATTTGAGCTGCTCGGTGGAAACCTCCTGCGAATAATTGAGATCCTCCAGTTCGCCGAGGATTTGAAGTGTAGATCCACCTACCGCCCCCACATAGACTCTTCCGGTCCCGTTGAACCGGATATTTCCAGTGTTGGATGCTAATGACATTTCAGTTCTCCTTTTTTCAGTATCTCGGCTGACGCCGGGAGACGACCTCCGCGACGGTCAGGACGGTGTATGAAACAAAAATCGGATACATCTGGATTCTTTCCGCGTATCCGGAAAATACCGCGTTGGGACTGGCAGCAGCCTTCAATATGGCCCGCTCACCGGCTTCCCGAAACCGCTCCGCCAGGACAAATCCGGCATAGGTGATCAATTCCCCGGAAACGGTAATGGTGGAATTGGAAACGCCGAACCCGATCTCCACCTCGAAGCTGCGCCGGTTTTCCGCCACATCCGATATTTCCCGGATGTCCGTCATCGCGCAAACCGGATAAGCGCTTTCCTCCGGAGGATTTTCCCTGTCGATTCCCACGTAGACCGCCGGAGCCTTGGTAAACTGGGCTGTGCAAAACGCAAGAAACGTCGCATCGGCGGTCAGGGCCGTCCCGATAAGGGTTATTACGTCGGCGATGTCGTGTGGAGTTATCATTTTTAACCCATCGGTTTGGCGGCGCCGGTCATGTATCGGGCCAGCGCCAGCCAGAACTTTTCCTTAAACCGCTTCGGAACCTCCGGAAGCGTCCGGCTCTTCACCTTCGCAAAGATCGGGCGCTTCGGAATTTCCAGGGTAGTCGTCGTTTTTTTCAACGGGAAGTATGTCTCCCCGGGTTTCTGTTTCTTCGGTCGCTTCTTCCGGGTGGCGGCGGCAAAAAACTGCCGGGTATTCTCCGTGACTTTGGTCTTCCATCCGGTTTCCGCCCGCATCACCCAGGCCGATACCGTGGGATCGAAGGTCCCCGGCTTTCCCTTGCGGGACTTTCCGAAATCGATGTCCGCCAGGGTCCCTTCGTCGTCCACCCGGTACCGGGCGAATCGCCCCAGGAAATACAAGGGCTTGTCCTTGGATTTCCCGGAACGCTTTTTCAGCTTTTGGGTTATCGGATGCAGGGCTTCCCAGCTTCCCTGACCGGATGTCTCCACCCAGGACCGCAGCTCGCCCCGCACCCACCACCCCACGGATTTTAGGGCGGAAACCCTCGCCCTGGAGGCATTTCCCGGCAGCGCCGCCATCAGGGCCGTGGCTTCATCCAGACCTTCGATGCCGACTTTCCAGTATCCGCTGGTGAAAAACGCGGTCTTCACATCTCACCTGTCAAATGTCGGGCGGACATCCCGCTCCAGGGAAAGGATCCAGGTATAACCATCTCCGGAGACGACGTGCGCCACGTACCAGGTGACGCCGTCGATGACCACCGCGTCCCGGTGAACGGGCTGCGCCACATCTTCCACACGGATTTCCAGAGTGGCGGTCACGGCATTGCCTCCCCGATATGCCTGGTCTTCCCGGTTTTCTCCATATTGGACATGGGCCGGAATCATGATCGAGTCGTAGGTCACCCAGCTAGGGTCCATATCGTCCCCGAACCAGACTTCCATCGCCGCATTCACCGCATCGTCGAATGTGCCCATGTCGTATTTCCTGTATTTATAAGGGCGCGGAGATCCGCACCCCTATAAGCTACTCGGTCACGATGTAGAACAGATTGATCGTGCATTTTCCGGCGGTAAGCGCGGCCACGGCAATCGTCATCGTCAGGGAGCTGTTTACGGCAACCTTGATTGCCGTCGCTGCCGTCCACACCGGCACGACATCGAGCAGGGCATCCGCCGCAAACGTCGCAACTGCGGTGGCGGCAAGGACATCGGCAGCCCCGACCACCGAAAAGGCAATCGTCGCCGTCGCCCCGACAAAGGCCGTGGTTACGTCGATTTTTCCGGCTAAAACCTTCGCGCCGGCCGGAAGCAATTTCGGATCGATGGTGATCGCCCCGATCGCCCCGCCGTGCTTGGCGAAGTCGTACTCGAACTGCGCCACCTTCATATAGTTTTCAAGAGCGCTTGCTTGCATTTTCTATCTCCTTTTGTTTCGGACTAAGGACCGGACCGCCGAAACGATCCGGACCTCAAATCCCGTTATCGATTACGCACCGGCGTTTTTGACCAAACCCTTCCAGTCCATGGCCTTCGCGCCAACGTCGATTCGGACCTTGTATTCCACGCCGTCCACGCTCCATCCGCTCTTGGTCTCCAGGTACGGGGTCTGAATCCCGTTCAGGAAAAAAACCACCACCGTGCGCCCCTGCCGGGCTGCGCAATACCAGGCGGTAGTGGACGAATCGTCGAGCCGGGGCTCATAGACCCGGACAAACCGGGTTCCGGCATATGGGTTGGTCCGGAAGGATGTGGCATCCGATCCGGTGAACTGGTTGGACGTGAAAAAAATTTCCGCAGCACCTTCCAGGGTGACCGGAGCGATGAAAATTTCCGCCCGGATGTTGAGCCGCCGCAAACCCTGGAGATCCTTTTGCAGCTTCATGAGCTTGATCGCCTCGCCGATGGTCGTCTCACTGACAACGCCGCCCGTTCCCACGTTCGCGTGGGACGCATGGAACAGGGTGATACCGTCTCCCATGGCCGCATTCGCCGTCAGCACCGCATAAGCGATGTCCCCGATCTTCCGGGACGCCGCTTCGCCGTGGGCCATTGCCGGGTTGGAAATCGCGCCCAGGTCGTCGTTGATGATCGCCTGCCGGGTGATGGCGTAAAGCTTCCCGTAGGTCGCGATGGCGAAAGATTCCTGAGCCTCGGTCCGCTTCCCGTACTTGTATTCGCCGTGTTCCGGGATTTCATCCAGCCCGGTGGCTTCCGACACCCTGGGGCGGTAATGGGTCTTGAAATCGTTGACCTGATCGGTTCCGCACCACACGTTCCAGGTTTCCTCCGCCGTCTCCCAGCCCGTAAATAGGGCCTTGTTTGCGACATTCGCCAGAAGATACGGAAAATCCGACGTGGTCAGCGCACGCCCGACCATCTCCATGTAGTTCCCGTTCAAATCCTTCTTGGCGAAGCGGAGGCACATCCGGGCCATTTCGATCATCGAATATCCCCGGATATCGGATGCTCCCGGAGCCGGTTTATCGACTTTCAGCCCCGCACGCAGAAGCAAAGCATCTCCGGCAGCCGATCGGAATTTGTCACGCTCGTCGGCCTCGATGGTCGCCGGAGGAAAAGCCTTCCGCTCTTTTTCCTTCTCCGCGTGCCGCTTCTGGACCACCTCGAAGACTTTCTCCTTGGCCTCGATCATGGAAGAGCCGGACCGGATTAAATCTTCCGCCATCTTCTCGCATTCGAATTTCCGGCACATGGCGTCGATCTCCGTGATCCGTTCCCGTTCCGCCCCTGTGGCCTCTGCCCGGATCTTGTCGATATCGGCGGTCTCTTTTTCAGGCTCCTTCCGCTTCGGCTCCATGGTATCTGCAAAAGCCTGCGCTTCCGCCTCCGTCGCTTCTTTGGGCAATCCCCGGCTTTCCAGATATTTTCTGAGTTCCTCGTTCATTTTATTTTTCTCCTTTGCATGTTGATTTTCCGCTTCCGCCCGGGCCTTGGCATTCTCGTCCGCGCCGATGGGCACGACCGAAACCTCCTTAACTCTCCATCGCGTCACCACCGATACCGGACCCGAAAAGCTGCGCCCCTGGACCGTTGCGGTCTTTCCTGCTGGCACCCATTCGGCTTCCACAACGCGATAACCGATAGAAAAATCCGTCAAATGCCCTTCCCGGACCTTGGTATAAGGCCCTTCCGCCTCCGGGACAGTCGAGAAGAACGCCCGCCCCGTAAGCTGATCGCCCTGAACGCTCATGTCCCGCACGGATCCCATGACGGATGAAGCCGAAGATCGGCTGTGGGAATCCAGCAGCGGGACCTGCCTCGTTTTCGGCATCTCCAGCCCAGACATGATCAGTATTTCGTTCACCACCTCAAACCGTCTCCAGTCGAAAACCTCGGATGTTATCTCCGTTGCCGCCACGATCTCGACGGATCGATCTTCCTCATTCAACGTTACCGGCTTCCCGTCTTTCCTCGTCTGGATCGCTGTCAACCGATAATTCATTTTATCTTTCATAATATTCTCCTTACGCCGCCAAAAGCATGATGAGTTCATCGTCCGTAAAATCCTCCATCAATTCGATGGATACGCGATCCGGCGATTCCTTTGCTGCCATTTGTACGGGCACGGCGCGTCGTGCCCCAACAAGTACCGCACCGGATGCCCGGTCCTGCGCTTCGGTTGCCCGAAGTGTCATAATCACCGGTCGAAGCGACTCCTCAAACGGTCGGAAGCCGCCTCCGGCTGAATGGATGATTTCCTGTTGTGGAACCGCCTCGGCAAAAAGCGCCGCCGTATCCTGCGCCTCTGTCGCGGCAAGGACCGCCGCAATCGCATCGTATGCCCCGAAATACCCAATCGGGTAAAACCATTTTGTAAAATATGTGGGTGCGAAATAGGTCATGGCGTCAGCACCACCGCGCTCCGGTTTCCGGCGCCATCCACAGTGGCCACTATGCGGGTGGTGATGCCGTCAAGCCCTTTAATCGTCACCTCGGATGTCCCGGCGCCGCTGACTTTCCCGGCCAGGGCAGCGACCATGAAGCTCATGATTTGCGCGGCCGTATATCCGTTTTCCAGGATTGCAGCCCAAACCGATGCGGAATTTACTTGATAAAAAACGTCCAGGTCTCGTTGGTAGACATCGCTTTCCGAGACATGACCTGAATCAGAATAGACAATGTACACCACGGACACGAAGGATCGATCCGGCATCAAATAGGCCGACGCCGGAGCATAGAGACCGTTCGCGACGTGCAACAGGTCCAGCGTAGTCAATAGAATCCCGGCATCGTCATAGATCGCCGCTTGCGGATATTGATCCGATGCGCCATCCGGCAGCAGCAGGAGCGCCGGAACAGGACCGCCCGTGTGAATGCGCATATTAGCCAAGATTTTCCCCGACTTTGATGTCACCGTGGATCTGTCGATCGATTTGCGAAAATAGTTCCTTGAGGTCGGACCACCCTCCAAACCATTTCGGCGCTTCGTGCACGCCCTTGGCCGATGCGGCGATTTTGTCTGATAGATCGACCTTGTCTCGGTCCTCATGGGCCGATTTTTCGAAACCACGAATGGCGTCGATGATTTTCTCGATCCATGCTGGCTCTATGTCCAGCGTATATGTCCGTCTGGCCATCTATTCCTCCTTATTCATTGAGCACGACAACCGTGCCGTTGATATATCCCAGGTCGATCAGGGCCTGGGACAGGACTTTACAAACCTCGACCTCAAGATCATCCATCCCGGTGATCTGCGTAATCACATCCGGAAGTTGCGGATCTAATATTTTGATGTTCATTCCGGCCAGACCAGGGGCTTCGAAAAAACGAATATCTCCGTCTGCCATCAAATATCCCTTGGCGATCCAGATTTCGATCCAGCCGTCTTTCGCCTCGGCAGCCCGGCCGATTTCCCAGTTTAAATTAACGATACGGGCATGAGTGATCGCCGGAAAAATGCCGGGATTAACCGGATAGACTTCTCCTGTTGCCAGCTCAATTAATACTTCTCGCATGAATCGCTTCCTCGTATTGTTTTTCTACCTCAGATGCGGTCTTTTCCCAGGTGTTGCGGCATGCCGACTGATAGGCATTATCGATTATATGATGATCCACATCGAACCGAATCATGTCGGAAAGACGCTCTTTTTTTGGATCAAACATTATCGCATTCGTCTGGTCGCAATGTTCTAAAAGGCCGCCCACTGCGGAGACGATTCGCGGCACTTTAAGGGCTGCCCATTCGTCTGCGACAATGCCCCAGGGCTCATGCAGGCTTGGAACAATCCCCAGATTGCATGATGCCATGATCCTCCATTTTTCCGGATCATAGTTGGGCAGATTCCGATACCAGGTGACATTTTCCGCTTTTTCAAGATCTTTTAATTGCATCGCCAGAGGCATGAAATTCTCCAGCGTCGGCGCTATGTTGCTGATGACGATAAAGTGGATATCCGGCCGATTGCGAATGGCGGATAAAATAAGGTTAATCCCTTTAGACGGCACCAGTCGCCCCACAAAACCCACCACTGGTTTTCCTTTTCCCAGGCGCAGATTGAAATCAGAGTCATAGTCAAACTGCTTTAAATGCGCCGCGTTGACGCCGTTTGGAATCGCAACGGGCTCGGATGTAAGCCAGAAGTATTCTCGCAGCGCCTGCGCATAAAACTTAGAGCAGGTCAGCACTTGGTCGGATTTTATATATGCGTGGGCTTCTTGAGTGACTTCGAATCGCTTTTGCCGCGAATACGCAAACTGCTTGTGAATCAACGCATGGGACAAATGACAACTGGTAATTATGGGGCAATCGAAAAGGATGGCCGAATATCGGGCGATGGGCCAGAGCACCGTATCGTGCATATGCACCAGGTCAAATGATTCGTTTTTGAGGTGATAAAGAAGATTTTCGGTCATCATGTCGTTAATAGCCATTATATGATAAGGCCCATCCGGACGGATCTCGATGCTGGTATTTTGTGCATTTATGACTCTTCGCCCATCCAGCACCTTCTCTTCATATTCGAGGCATAGCGGGTTATGCCCCAGTATTGTTACATCGCTTTTCAAAGCCTGAATTTTAGTGATTTCGTCGACAAAAACTCCCAGGCCGCCCATTGGGCCTAATATTGATTCGAACAATAAATGTAGTATTTTCATAAAATGCTTATGTTCCCGCTCTTCACAATGCCTTCGATATTGAGACAACGATTTGTGATTGCCATGTTTTTAAAGCGGATACGCAGGTCGCTCCCATCGATGTGGGCATGCTCCACGCGAATCCAGATACCATATTGGTCGTAATCGTTCCCCGAAAGTTGCATATCAATTGCATAGGTATATCCCGTGTAAACCCACGAGTAGATATAATAAGGGATGCCGTTATGACCTGTCACCACCGTCGTTTTCTTTTCATTGGATTGCGAATATGCTTCATTGATGTCTCTGGTGGCGATCAGGAAGATGGATTTACGTTTTTCTAATGTGGCAGGGGCAGTGGCATTGATGCGCATGATGATTTCGACGATTTGATACTGGCTGCTTCCAAGATCCACCACCAGATCATAGGTGCCGAAGGCGGTAATAACCTGATTCACCGCAAATGATGCGATAGCCTCGATATTTTTTATGTCGGCTCGGCCCATTATTTCTTATCCATGCGTAATCGTTCCGGAATTCAGCGTTACGGTTTGCCCCAGGGCGATGTTGGTGTTGTCGATGATGATGTCCGTTGCGACGAGCCCCACCGTCAATCCCTCGGCAACCATCGTGTCGTCGGAATCCGTGATCCGGGCGATGGCCGCAATGCCCGCAGCCGAAGCGATGCCGGATTTCGGCATCCCGGAAAGTGTTAGGACTCCGTCCGCAATCCCTGCGGAGGGATCCGCCAGCGTGATCGTGACCAGGAGCGCGGCATAAGCCGCCGAATATATTTTAAGTTTGCCTTCGGCAGCGCCCGCATCGATGGCGTCTCTAACCACCATCAGGCGCGCGTTTTTTACGGTCGCTTCATAATTGACCGGCATTACTCCTCCTTCAATTCCCCGGTCCGGACGATGTTGCCATCCCGGTCCTTGATGCGGATCGTTTTTGTTGCAGCGCCCGGGCCGCTCTGCTCGATCTTCAGGTTGATGTCCATCGGCGGAGTGTTGACCTGGATGGTTTTCGGAGCACCCGCAGCGATTTTCTCGATGGCCGAAGCATTGCGGGCGGATATGTCGTTCAGGGCATCAATAAATTTATCCGTCAGCTCGATTTCGCGTGCCGGGGCGGAAGATGGCAAAACCGCCGGTTCGGATTTTAACTCCGTCATGACCGATTCGATTTTTTGCTCCTCCACCGCCGCCGGATTTCCCGCCATCGCCGTGGAGACCTCTTCGAACTTCAACCCCATTTCCTCGGCCATTTCCTTTGCGGCGACAATCTCCCGATAGATGGTCTCCAGGTCCCGCCCGCGCGATTTTGCGATCTCCTGGGGAGACCGGAGCCCTTTTTGCATCTGATCGATATACGCCTTGGTATCCGTCAAAGGATCCACAGACTCCATGCCCGGAGGCTGCCACTCGCAGGCCAGGTACGGCCACGGATTTTTCAGGTATCCCGGAGAATTCAATTTGCCGGACATAACCGCCGTTTCCATGAACGGGACGAAGGTTTTCATCGCATAATGCCGGACATGCCGCCCGGCGAGCGGGCGCAATATCTGAGCGAAATCGTTTCGCACGGCCTTAACCGTGGAAAAATTCAGATCCCCGTAATCCCCGGAAATCAGCTCGTAGGGAAGCCCTCCGGTTATCGCCACCATTCGCAAAATGAACTTCACAAACGGCTCGAAATTATTTCCAGGTCTCGGGTTGGTTGCGATGGTGACATCTTCACCTTCCCGAAGATATTCGATGATCGCGTTTTCCATCTCTTCGATTTTCTTTCCGTCATCGTCCGTCGTTACGGTGCCCATTTGCCGGAGGTACGGATCCGCGCTTTTTACAAATAGCAGGTGTTTGGAAGCCATCTTTGTGGCGTCCATCTCCGAGTCCATGTAGTCGGACAAGTCATGGGCCACCAGAACCGCCGGGGCGAAAATTGACATGCCGCGTTTCTGACCGGGCCGCACCGTCTTGAATCCGTGGATCACGTCCGCCGCCGGAATGCGCATTCCCTTTCCCCAGGAATTCGGATCCGTGAAATGATAAGCGATAACCGCGCCGGTTGTAGGATCGCTCTCGATTCCCCATTCCAGCTTATTCCCGGCTCCGGCACCCTGGGTATTCATATCGGTGAGCCAGTCGGATTCCACCATCTGGAGGGCATACGGCAGATACCGTTTATCGTTGGGATACCGGCGGATAATCAAAAACTCGCCGCATTCGATGTCCTGCACCTTGGCCAGGTGCATCATCTCGTAGTAATGCAGCCGTCCGGCGATATCCGCCTCGTCCGCCCAGAATTTGAAAACGTCCTCGACCTCCTGGGACGCCTTTTTATTGATCTTCCCGTCCGGTGTTTCGATGCGGGACTGGAACATGATCCCGTCGCCCACCACGTAATCGGCCAGGATGTTGACCGCCCGGGCGAAATAGGGGAAATCCCGGACCAGTTGCCGGACCCGGGCCCGGACCGTGGGAGCCGCGGCGCCGATCATGGCGTTCACCCCCTGGTTTACCGGCGACCAGTCGCCGATGAGCCGATGGGTCTTTGCCGCAGCGTATCTCCCGGATTCCCCCCGATGTTTCAAAGCCTTCCGGAACATCTCCCGCCTGAAAGCCTTTTGTGGAGAAAAAACCTCAATAGCCCGATCGATTAAGTTCATGATGTCGCACGCCCCGCGTTTTTGGCGTAGGTGCGAAGCGAAACAAGCCCCAGATCGATCTCGATTTCCGTGATGAGGCGATCCAGGAGCTGGATCGCCTGGGAGGATTGCTGATAGGTGATGGATTTCCCGGCGATGGAAACCGAAACCGCTTTTACGCCGAGGGCGATATCCCGGCGTGCCGCCAGGGCATTTGTGTAGTCGGTCTGCGTGTATCGAGCCATAAAAAAACCCCACAATATGGTGGATTTTAAACGCTGACCCACCCTATCATGGGATTTTCTCAGATTTCGGCTTTGTACCGATTATTACCCGCAGAGACCCGGATATGTACCAATTAATGACTTGACAGGCAGTACGGGCACGACGCGCCCGTGCCCCAACGTGCCGACGTGGAGGCCTCCACGGCCCCGTCGTGCCCCGGATCTGCACCATATCGTAACCGTTCCCAAAATCGCCACTTGGCACGCTTTTTGCTTACCGTTTTTTATTAAAATAATTGAAAAATAATAAAAAAACTCTTGACAAACCATAAAACGGCATATATATTAGGATCAAAAAAACAAAAGCCCTTGCCGGATCTGACCCGGCAGGGGCACAACCGCCCCCGAATACGGGGCAAGCAGGAGGGGAAACATGACACATAAAGAAATGTATAACAAAGTTCCCGTCGGCGGCTCTACTTGCCGCCGATGGGCAGCACAGGATTCCGCCGTTCTTAATGCGGCGGCAGAAAAGATCGCGGCCCACGGAGGAAACCCGTGGGTATTCGTCGCCGATGCGCGGCACTATCACCAGTTCGCCGGCGCGGAAGATCGCGCCGCGCTGTTGGCGATGTTGCCCGCCGAGCGGGCCGCTCTCCTCGGAGAATGGGAGTCTGAAGAATGGAACGCATTCTCGTTCGGTCCGGGCCGCCAGGTAGACGCCGCAGAGGCTGCGGGGATTGCGGCCGTTGCCGCAATCGGCCGTTAAGGGCCACGGCAAAATAAAAAAAGCCCCGCCCGGGAATGGAGCCCGGAGCGGGGCATACCCACAAAAAAGGAGGAAAAAATGAAAAAAGTTGTGCTAAAAAACAAATTTCACAACACCATCATTTCTGTGGTGGTCCCGGACCATGTTGCCGCCGCCGGGGCGGCCGAGACCTGGTTTTTTATTCAAGCGCAGGTCCACGGTTCCCGCCCAACAGAGGCCGCTAAGGCCCGCCTCAGGAGAGTAAGGAACACATTGTGCGGCCGGGCAGGCTGCACATGCGGAGTGGTACGGTAGGCACGATCAGATCTGCGCCCCGGGAGACAGGGGCGCAAAGGAAAAAACCATGAGAAAAAAAACGGAAATGGTCAAGACCGCCCCGAGGCTCGTCGGCTCGGAAGCGGAATTTTACCAGGCACATTTCAAATCCCTCAACCAGGGGCTCGAGTTGATTATGGCGGCATTCCCCACGCTGTATCGCCGGGCGCTTGCCGAGTGCGTGGGGAAATTCGAATCCGCCGAACTGAAACTTATCATCGAGGTGTTTGTGTTTAATTCCACATCCCTCAAGCCCGGGCTTCTCGGGCAGCACCTGGCTGCCGAGGCGGACGACGGATGCCGCCTGGAGGGACTGGATAAAACATGGGGAATCGATCGGGATACGATGCTCGGCAAAATCGCCAGGCTTACCTCGTTCCAGTCCGCCGCCCTGGAGATCTGGGCGGTGGCCTACTGGCAGGGAGGGCACTGGGAAAAAACATCCCTTGAAAAATATATCAAGGAGGCAAAATCATGAACAACACCCTGTATCTCACCATCAGCCGGGAGCCCTTTGAAGCCATCGCCTCCGGCCGCAAAAAAATCGAATACCGGGAGGACAAACCCTACTGGGTCTCCCGGTTAAGCGGGAAATCCTTCACCAAAATCGTTTTTAGGAACGGCTACAGCCGCACCAGCCCCACCCTCACCGTCGAGCTGCTCTCCATCTACCGCGCTCGGGGGCGCTTCAACCTCTACCTCGGCGACATCATCAGCCGCACCTGATATCGCCGCACGAATTTTATGGGCGCCAATATAGGTTTCGAATTTCGGGATCTTGAGGCGCCTCAACAATTCCTCTTTGTGCGAGACGCTCTCACACACAACAACAAAATAAAACTCCCCGCCCATGTTCTCGTCAAACTCTTTTTTCGCACCGGCCCGGATCTCCTTGATCTTTTTCAAAACGCCCTTGACCTCTTTGACCTTGACAGGCAGTACGGGCACGACGCGCGTCGTGCCCTATTCCGCATCTTCTGGGATGGATTTTCCCCGGCATAGGGTCGCACGCCTGAACCAGGCGTCCAGG